CTAGCGAAGGTGGTTGGTATGAGTCTGACAATATTAGGTTTAGACAAGGAACGCCTGAAAAACTTGGGGGTTGGACACGTATATCTGAAGCTAGTTATCTAGGGCTTGCTCGTTCGCTTCTTAACTGGATCACGTTAACCAGCCAAAACCTAGTTGGTGTTGGTACGCATCTAAAGTTCTACATAGAAAATGGTGGAGGGTATAACGACATAACTCCACTACGTGCCACTACAAGTGCAGGGGATGTTACGTTTAGTGCAGTATCCTCAACCTTAGATGGCGCTATAAACGCTTCTATCACGACTATAACACTCGCTGACACTTCTGGGTTCCCTGCAGCAGGTAAGATTATAATTGAGAGCGAAGTCATAGACTATTCAGCTATTACGAGTAATACGTTAACAGGATGTACAAGAGGTGCGTCTTCACTTGTATCAGGCACGTCTACATCAACTACGGCAGCAACTCACAGTGATACTACAGCCGTGGGTTGTTTTAGTGTTACAATAGCAGATAGCAGCCACGGTGCGAGTACGGGTGATTTTGTCACTTACAGTGGAGCCGCGTCTCTTGGTGGTAATATTATTGCTAGTATGTTGAACCAAGAGTACCAAATTGAAAATGTTATAGATGCAAACAACTATGTTATTATAGCTAAGAGTTTTAGTACAGAGAGTATAACAAGTGCAATTTACACAAATATTGCTTCTACTAGCTCGGACTCAGGAAACGGTGGTGGGTCTGTAGTTGGCGCTTACCAAATAAACTCAGGAGCTTCTTCGGCTAACCCGCTTGTAGGTTGGGGTGCCGCTGGTTGGGGTGCAGGAGCGTGGGGACAGGGTGAAGCTGATACAGAAGCGTTACGCGTGTGGTCACAACAGAATTTCGGAGAAGACTTAATATTCGCGCACCGCAACGGGGCTATATTCTATTGGGATGCGTCTGACGCTGGGGGTGACCTCAATACTCGTGCTGTAGGACTAACCACGTTAAGTGGCGCGTCAAACGTGCCAACTGTTACAAACAACCTTCTTGTGTCGGATATTAGCAGGTTTGTGTTTTGTTTTGGAACTAACCCGCTAGGTAGTTCTGCTAAAGACCCTATGCTAATTCGGTGGTCTGACCAAGAAGACGCTACAAATTGGACTCCTGATGCAACGAACCAAGCAGGTAGCCTTCGCCTGTCTCGCGGTACAGAAATTGTATCTGCACAACAGTCACGTCAGGAGGTCTTGGTTTGGACTGACTCTTCTGTGTATTCTCTACAGTATGTGGGTGCAGGATCGGGTGTATGGTCTGCTACGCTTGTTGGTGAACAAACCTCAATAGCCTCACAAAATTCAGTGGCTTACGCTAACGGTGTCTCTTACTGGATGGGTAAGGACAAGTTCTACAAATACGATGGTCGAGTGCAAACACTGCGTTGTGACCTTAGAAAGTACATATTTACAGACTTCAACGACCTACAGTACGTACAAGTGTTTGGTGGTAGTAACGAAGCATTCCACGAAGTATGGTGGTTTTATTGCTCTGGTTCTTCTTCCAGCATAGACAGATACGTTATATACAACTACCGCGAAGACATTTGGTACTACGGAAATATGGCACGTACTGCGTGGTTGGACTCTGGACTTAGAAGTTTCCCCCTTGCTGCTACGTATAACTCTGTGCTTGTAGACCACGAGAACGGTATTGATGACAACGAAACAGGCACACCCGTTGCTATTCCTGCTTTCATAACCTCTGCACAATTTGATTTAGAGGATGGTCACCAATTTGCGCTTGTGTCTAGGATGATACCAGATGTGTCATTTGAGGGTTCTACAGGAAATACACCCACTATAAACATGACATTGCTCCCTCTAAACTCGTCAGGGTCAGGGTATAACACACCAACGTCTGAGAGTGGTGTAAACACAGGCACTGTGGTACGTAGCGCTAGTTCTCCTGTTGATGTATACACAAGACAAATACACACTCGCGTAAGAGGTAGGCAAATGTCTATGAAAATAGAATCCTCTACTACAGGCGTACAATGGCAGCTAGGTTCGCCTAGACTTGACATGCGCCCTGATGGGAGACGTTAATGGCTAATAACGATCACATCATAGGGTTTCGTGCGCCAGCACTGCCATACCCACCCAAAGAATACGAACCGTTTCAGTTTGAAGAAGCTAACAAAGTTTTGCGATTGTATTTTAATCAGTTGGATAGCGCGTTGCGGAACAATTCTTTAGCGAAACAATCTGAAGCTATAGGGTGGTTTATGAGCTAATGGCAAACACATACGTAAACGCAAAAAAAGACCTTACTTCTACCAGAACGGCACGTCCGTGTTTAGCTTGTTTAACGTCAAAGCTGTAGGGGCCAGTGGGACTGTAGAACTACTAACCGCTCCGCTAATCGTAGGCGCAGGAGAAATAGTAAAGGTGACAGCCGCTACTGCTAACAGGTTACACGTTGTAGCTAGTATTCTTGAAGTAACTTAACTAGCCACCAGTATAAAAATGTTGTATTGTGACTGCACCCTTAACAAATAGGTGCAAAATGGATTTTATAGAACTCTTTGACGCTTGCGTGCTTGAAACCAACCCGCGTCCAGAAAAATACACAAAACCAACTTCCTTAGAAACAAAACTATCAGAAGAAGATATCGGGCTAGATAGCTTGGATGTGACGCTTATCATGGTGCTACTGATGGACATTTACGGCATACCCGAGTCAGAAGATTTTAACGTACCAATGGAGTCTTTAAGCACCATGCACGAGTTCATGCAGGAAAACAAAAAACGCGATTTTGACTCCGTAGAAGCTGCTATGGAGACTGTTACATGATATACATGACCCATTGCGAAACGTTATCTACCACAGAAACAACAGTTTACGAGGATATAGCCTTCCCACAGCGTGTCCACATTGTAAAAGATACGTTCAGGCGAGCAAAGTCTGGGTTGTTTTACCCACCGCATAAAGCCTTTGACAAAGTGATACTGCAAGAAACTATAGATTACGTAGTCAATAACCCTGTAAAGGGCAAAACTGCATTTATGTTTGCGGCGGGTAGTCAAGGTTGGATGGGCACAAGTGGGCGATACGATAGAAACACCGAAGCAGAGCTACACTATAAAACCAAAATACCCTTCCTTACGCTTACGAACATCTACGCAGGGCGCATTGCCAGCATATTTCACGTACACGACCATGTATCTACAGATGCTAGTGCCTGCGCTTCAGGACTAAAGGTGTTAATGGATATGCAGAATTTGTTTTGGCACTACGGTTTTGACCGCGCGATTGTTCTTGCAGGGGAGGATTCTGTCTGTGTACCATCTTTAGAGTTCTTTGGGGACGCGAAGGCAAATATACCTTTAGATTCGACTCGTGTGCCCTCTGCGTTTGACGGGACAAATACAGGGTTTCATGTTGGGCAGGGGGCCGCATTAGCAGTGTTTGAACGAGAGCATCCTAACATGTCAAAGCCTATGGCTAAGTTCCTTGGGGCGTATACATCTGCTGAAAACAACACAAACCCGCTAGGGCAACGTCCTGATGGCGAAGGATACTCTAAAGCTATAGACGGGGCGCTAACAGTAGCCAAGCTAGACAAGCGAGACGTAAAGATAGTCAAGACCCACGGTACTGGCACAGATGCCAACAACAAAGCAGAGAAAGCAGCACTGTTACGCAGCCTTGATGAGTTTGTGGCAACATCGTATAAACCACGAATAGGGCATACGTTAAGCGCTAGTGGCCTACTGGAGACAGGACTGTTGCTAAATGACCTAGAACGCGGTATTGTACCTCAAATCCTCAATAGAACAGAAGCTGATGACGTGTTTCTGTCCTACGATGCGCCAGCCCCACAAGGGCCATTTCTTAGTCTAGCCGCTGGAATGGGTAACATATACTCGGCTGCATTATTTTCTACGGAGGTGTAGGATGTCTACTGTAATTGATAGCAAAATCACTCAGTTAGAACCTGCGCAAATTATTACAGAGTTTGCGGGTAATTACAATTCTACGGAATATCCAACAGAAGTTGTTCTAGCTTCGCTAATGAAAGAAATTACAATGCCCGATACTGACCTAGTGCAGTTTGGGAACACGGCATTTATTGGGCATCGTGGTAAGGGTAAGGACAAACACAAGATGGTTGGTCGTGGGCTTACCGTCGATACAGCGCAAAATTTTATATCGGCAGGGTTAAAATATTTTACGTATATGCAAGAAAAGGGCATTACCAATTATATAACTCAGTACGACGGTCCAATATACGATAAAGCGTTTGAAGTGTGGAAACGATATGTAGACAAAGGTGACAGTAAGTTAGCCGTGGGCAGGTTGGCTGACGGTAACTCTCAAGCGTATATATTTTTAGGCAAGACACCTTTAAGTGAGATTATGTAAATATGGCCGCAGTTGTTAAAGTTGTTGAAACAGTTGTTGGCGTTGTAGCCGACGTCGTTGGTACGGTTGTTGACGTCGTAGCTGACGCCATTGATTGGGTCGTAGACGAGATTGTAGAAACTGTTGTTAGTGGTGTTGTTGACGTTATTGATTACGCGCTTGACAACCCTATTGAGGCTCTTGCAACTTTAGCGGTTACTATCGGTGCGCCATATCTGGCTCCGTTTCTTGGAACCACTGCTACAGCGTTAGCTGCGACAGCTAAATGGGTTATCCCCCTCGCCAGCGGTACACAAACACTTATCAACGGCGGTAGCCTTGGAGATGCGGTGAAATCTGCCGCAATTAGTTTTGCAGGGACTTACGCTGCAGGAGCAGTAACAAAATTTGCCACTCCGACTATCCAACAAGTTACTAGCTCGGCTATAAAAAGCACGCAGTTAGCGACTACTGTAGCAAATGTTTTGGAAGCGGGAACTAAATCAGCTACTAAACAGTTTGTTGCTAGTGGGGGTGATCCAAAAGCAGCGTTTAAAGCGTTTACAAACGTAGTAGCCCTTGGTGGCGTTCAAGCAGGGCTAGAAGCTGCTACTGATGCCGTTATGGGAGGAATCGAACAGTCTTTCTTGGATTCGGATTTGGGCAAATCTGTTAACGACTTATCAGCAGGTGTAAAAGAATCTATATATGCCAGTGTTGCCGCTGAAATTACGGGGCAAGATTTATCTGCGCAACAAATACTTGGTGCTTTAGACTCCGAAGGTTATGTAACCAACCTTGTAAACAAATACGTTCCTCTTGCTGATTTCATGGACGGTCTTGTAACGGATGCTAAAGACGCTCTTGGGGAAAACTTGTCCGACGTGCAAGTAAAAATCCTATCCGACGCCGTTGGCGCTGCATGGAACTCCGCTAAAATGGGTAACCCTGACCTATCAGGCGAAGCATTCTTCGGCAAGATGCAAGAAGAAGCATACGAAGACCTTATTGACACGCTTAGTGACCCTATTGATGCAGCGATAGACGGCCTTACAGGTAATTCTAAAAAAGCAGAAGCCGCCGCTACACCCCTTAATGAAGCAATGAAAAAGACAACCGATGCTGTAGCAGGGTTTAACGGTCTATCGGAAGACCTAAATGGCAGGGTAGTGGAGCAAAGCCGTTTAAAGAAGGTGTACGACGACGCACTAGCAGCGTTTAACGCGGCCCCCACACAAGCAACTCAAGACGCGGCTAACATAGCCTCTGCAGACTTTAACAACCACGCTAATTCGTTGGGTAAAGACTACCCAGACATTAAGAAACAGTTAGACGCGTATCAAGCCACATACGACCAGTACGAACCTACTCTTGAGGGTCTACAAGCCGCATACGACGAAGAATCCAAATATGTAATGCAGGACATA